ACGGTTCAATGTAGCAACGTTACCGACGGCAGTTGCGCCAGCGGTTGCATTTTCCATTAAGTGCTTTTTGGTGTTTTCTAAAATTACAGCCATAGTGGTACGACGAGATCCCTGTAGACCTTCTAACAGGGCGTCTTTAGTCTCGTTCCAACGGCCTTCTAATAGTTGGTTTGTCATTTTATTATTTCCTTTAAAAGTTTTTATTATAGCCCTGCTAAACGCTTTAGTTCGATAACATTGGTATCGACTTCAACGTTGGTTTTAGCAGATTTATCTCCAGTTACTTCTACACGATTTTCAGCCAATACAGACTTTTCAGTCTTAGACTTAGAAACCGAGTTGTTTAGAACTGCTGGAAGATATTTATCATATGCAGATCTAATTTTGTTAGTCTGCACACCCTCAAGAAGATCACGCATAATTGCCGCCTTCTCTTTATTCAACGTGCCCAATAATTCGTTAAGTGTTTCCTTACGTTCTGCACCTTCTTTAATTATACGGATTTCACGCTCTTTTGATTTAACTAATGCAGCCTTTTCACTCGCTGCCTTTTTTGTTTCTGAAATTAATCGATTTTGATTTTTAATAACATTTTGCAACTTTGCAAATTCTTTGTTTTCACTCAAATGAGTGATTGCAAATTCACTTGCAAATGCTTCGAACAGTTTACGGCCAAACATATTTTCTCTAGCCGCTTGAATGTCCTCTTTTAATTGTACTAGTTCATTCCCTAGATTCTTTGCTACTGATTCCTTAACAAGAACAGCACTGCGTTTTACAAATTGAGTTTGTAGTTCAGATAACTTTTTATTAGCTTCTGCAACTAACTTAACTTTCGTTTCAACAACAGCCTTCTTATCCTGTTCAAACTCTTTGATTTCTTCAGCTAACGCATGAATCACAAACTTTTCAAGACGAGCAACGCTCTCTTGGTGAAGTTTACGATCACTACGTAGTTCTTTGATTTCTTCAGCCAATTTTTCCATAACGAAACGGTCAAATTTGCCTGCGCTTTCAACCATGTGACGCTTAAATTTCACACGATCTTCAGCTAGAGCTTTCTTTTCTTCAGCAAACTCATTAAGTTCTGCTGTAAGACTTTCAGTAACCATTTTGTCTAGAGCTTCAACCATTACGTTTTTGTCATGATCATAGCGGCGGGCGAATTCTTCACGCAATTCAGCGCGAATTTGTTCACGTGCTTCATTAATTTTTACTTCCCAAGCCTCATTAAGAGCGGTTTGAGTAGCTTCGTTAATGATGCCACTATCTAACAATGGTTTGATAGCTTCTAACATGCTGATCTCCTATTATATTTTTAGATCTTTGATTAAGCGAGTAACTTGCTCTTTCAAATATTTCTGTACCTTTTGATCTGCGCTTGCCTCTTTAGCAATTTCGAATACCTTGGCACCACCATTCATATTCATAAGCCCTTCGTAAATTGCTTTAGGATATGCATTAGGGGCACTAGGTTGCGCTACTACGTCAACTGTGACTATTTCAAAGTCACTAACATGACCATTACTCTCGTTAACGTTACCGCTACCACGAGAACTAACGCCAAGTTTTACCCCACTCTCCAACATGGTTTCGACTAGCTTACCCATCGGAGTTGGAAGAATCTTTAATTTACCAAAGCCATTTGGGCCATCCATCCACATTTCAGTGATCATATGGCTTACACGGTCCAAATTAATTTTTAAATCATCTGGATGGTCAACCTCGCCTAACACGCTGTTGCCATCCGCGATTTGTTCCATAATAGTGGAAACGGCTTTACTAATTTCATTAACAGGATAAACACGCTCATTGTGGTTCTTAACTCCACCTTGAATGAATATTCCTTTCATGTAAAGATTCTTACCCTTACCATCATGATGTTCTTCAGTAAGAACTTCCATTCTAGCTCTGTCAAAGGTCAAGTTTTCTTTAAGATATAAAGCCATTTTATCGTTTCCTAATTAACGAACTTTTCCGCCAATTTCACTCTTAGTGTTAACTGGTACACTACCACTAGTGGTCTTGCCTTCTGGTCCTTTGTTCTTTTCCCAAGAAGTTTCTTTCTTGCCGTAGAACTTATCAGCACCCTTACCACCAGGTTGGTTAACATTACGCTTACCTAGATCAAGTTCACCCTGACCCTTCTTGTATGCGTTCATTTCACCCTTGTTAGCAGCAGAACCGTTTGGATCTTTCTCAGCACCGCCTTTAGCGATATTGCTAGCTGTGCCACCCATGTCATTCTTACCAGCAGTGATGCTTTGCTTGTTGACAGCGATACTACCATCTTTACCAACCATCTTGCCTTCGGCACCGGCTAGGTCACCTTTGTAGAATTCACCTACTTTTTCTACATATTCACGAACAAGAGTTTCGTCGAGTTCTTCCTCTTCGTCATCTTCTTCATCATCACATTCTTCACCTTCGTAGAATGCTTCAGTGTTTTCTTCACTGCCTTCATCAGATTCGCTGTCATCTTCGTGACCAAACATGTCAGCGTGTTCTGGTTCTTCAGCTTCACCAGCCATCAAGTCATCAAACTTAGCTTGCAATTCGTCAAGAGTAGACTCTAGATCAAACACGCGATCTTCTAACTCTCCATGATCACCCTCATGTGCGTTAATTTCGCCATCATGATCATAATCAAAATCTGATTCTTCTTCATCTTCACTAATACCTTCTTCATCACAAGTAACTTCGTCAACTAAATCATCAACTTTATTTCCGCCGATGTGTTCCAAGTCTTCTTCATCCATTAGGCTTTCGTAAATATCACGGCTCTTTTCAACAACGATTGTGTGGAAAAGTGCACGGGCTTTGTCTGTTTCATCATTAATGATGTGTTCAATTAATTGTTCGTACTTGTTCATTGTGAACTCCTTAAATTTAAGTTTGGTTGATACAAATAGATATATCTTTGTAATATTATTTACAAATAACTGAGAAAAACTACGTTATATGCGTGTTTTTTAATGGATTTTGAAATACAATTACATCTGTGGCACTTCAGCTACAGGTATTTTATATTGTTGTTTAACTGTTTCTAATTTTTGTTCGTGTTCTAGCTTCCTAACATCGTTCATTATCCGTAAACGATTTAATTGTGCCAAGGTCAATTTTGTTTTTCTTAAATCACTGAGTTTGGGCACAGTGTTATCCTCATCCTCGGATCTGTGCCCTTTGTAATCTTCAGAATCAAAAATTTCTAATAGTTGCATGATAATATTTATCCAATTATTAAAAATTAAGCACCGCCAGATGCCGTTCCAACCGGAGAAGCCGCTCCACCACCAACTGGCGCACCCATTCCAGGGGCACCAGCCTCTGGTGATCCCAACGGTTCACCGAACGCACCAGATTCAATTGGTTCGGCCAAATTTCCCATATCTGTTTCAATTCCAGAAGGAGTAATACCAACAGATCTTAATCCTGCATCTGGTGCAGCAGTTCCAGCAGAATCTGAATTCTCTTCTGCCCACATTTCCTCGTTCTCTTGCATTTCTTCCTCACTAAGATCAAGATATCGCTTTAACAAGAATCTCTTACTTAAATATGGATATGATTCCAATTGGGTAAATGCTGAAATACGCACACTATCAATTTCTGCCTGACGATATTTTGCAAAATTTTGTGGTTCGTTGAATAATAATTCAAATAAATTATTATCGATGTTAATACCACGCCACCGCATAAACATCTTAAATTCTTGATCCAATTTCTCAACAATAAGATTTTGCAACCTCTTAAGATATTGGTTAAAACGCCATTCTTGGATAAGTGCAGTAGTAACCCGACCATCAGACATAATCCGCTCACTATCATCTGACTGGGTGGGCAAGTAACTACTAGGTATTCTCAACCCACGGAACATTTTATTAGTGAAATAACGTAGATCAGTAATTTCACCCAAGTTTTGTCCACCTGGCATGACATCAACACTAGACCCACGACCATCTGCCGTCACTGGGAAGAAGTAATCTTCATTTGTTGATAATGGATTGTATGTTGCATCCATCATATTAGCGCCACCACCAGTTTGTGTTGGAATTCTTCTCTGATGAACTTCATTCTTAATACGGTCAACAAAAGCCATGGCCATATGAGTTGGCATGTTACCAACATCAATCTTGAAAATTCTACGTTCTGGCGCACGTTGAATACGATAGATAATAATCGCATCTTCTAACAATTCCTTTTGCTTGAAGATTTTAAAAATACTTTCTAGCACACTGTTACCAAATGGCCAATTTACATCCAATCCTTCAGTCAAACTTAGATGGACCACGTGTTCTGCATTAACACATGCTTCATTTTGTGCATGACTAAACCTAGAACCACCAGCATATGGGGTTTTTGGCTGAATGTATGTGCCACTAGGTCCACCTACTTGTGGACTACTAGTAAATGTATCGCTGGCACTAATTGCAGTGGCAGTCAAGTTTTGAAAGTTTGG